GTGGCAAAACAAATTATTTTCAACGAAGAAGCGCGCCATGCTCTAGAAAGCGGCGTGAATAAGCTTGCTGAAGCTGTTCGTGTAACCCTTGGTCCTAAGGGACGTAATGTGGTTCTTGACAAAAAATTCGGTTCTCCTTTGATTACCAATGACGGTGTTACCATTGCCAGGGACATCGAATTGGAAAACCCCTTTGAAAACATGGGTGCACAACTGGTTAAAGAAGTGGCTACCAAGACCAATGATGTCGCCGGTGACGGTACAACTACCGCAACAGTTCTAGCTCAGGCCATTATCCGTGAAGGACTGAAAAACGTTGCCGCCGGTGCTAATCCAATGGAAATCAAACGGGGTATTGAAAAAGCTGTCGAGGCAATTGTTACTGATATCAAAGCAACTGCCAAGACCGTAGAAAGCAAAGAAGCTATTGCCCAGGTTGCGTCTATCTCTGCCGGGGATACGGCAATTGGTCAACTGATTGCCGAAGCCATGGAAAAAGTCGGAAAAGATGGTGTAATTACGGTTGAAGAAGCCAAAGGAATGACAACTGAACTTGAAGTCGTTGAAGGAATGCAGTTTGACCGTGGTTATGTCTCTGCTTATATGATTACGGATACCGACAAAATGGAAGCTGTGCTGAATGACCCCTTCATCCTCATTACTGACAGGAAGATCAGTGCCATCCAGGATATTCTTCCTGTATTGGAGAAAGTAGTTCAAGCCGGGAAGCCTCTTTTAATGATCGCCGAGGATTTGGAAGGGGAGGCAATGGCAACCCTGATTGTCAATAAGCTTCGCGGAACCTTTACTGCAGTTGCTGTTAAAGCACCTGGTTTTGGCGACCGTCGCAAGGCCATGCTGGAAGATATTGCTGTTCTTACCGGTGGACAGGTGATCACAGAAGATCTCGGCCTGAAGCTTGAGAATACAACATTGGATATGCTGGGGCGCTGCCGCCAGGTCAGAGTCAGCAAAGAAGAAACTACTATTGTTGACGGAGCTGGGGATCAACAGGCTATCAACGGACGCGTTGAATCCATTAAGAAGATGATTGAAGAAACTACTTCCGACTTTGACAGGGAAAAGCTCCAGGAACGTCTGGCTAAACTTGCCGGCGGCGTAGCAGTCATTCAAGTTGGTGCTGCTACTGAAACAGAAATGAAAGAAAAGAAACTGCGTATTGAAGATGCACTTGCAGCTACCCGTGCGGCAGTCGAAGAAGGAATTGTAGCCGGCGGCGGTACGACCTTCATCGATGCGATTGCTGCTTTGGATAAACTGGCTGTATCCGGGGACCAAAAAACAGGCGTTGCCATTGTTCGCCGCGCCTTAGAGGAACCTGTCCGTCAGATTGCCAACAATGCAGGACTTGAAGGGTCGGTTGTTGTGGAAAAAGTCCGCAACAGCGGCAGAGGTGTTGGTTTCAATGCTATGACTGAAGCTTACGAAGATATGATTGCTGCCGGTATTGTTGATCCGGCTAAGGTTTCCCGCTCGGCTCTGCAAAATGCGGCATCTATTTCTGCTATGCTCCTGACCACTGAATGTCTTGTAGCAGATATTCCGGAAAAAGAAAATCCTGCTGCAGCCATGGGCGGCATGGGTGGCATGGGTGGCATGGGCGGCATGGGCGGCATGATGTAACTAAATCGCTAAGAGCCTCTAATGCCAAACAGAATGACGATTTTGCAACCCTAAAATACCCCGCGGGGTAGGATTGGGGTAGGATACAGAAATTACCAAATAAAAAAAGCTCCCTATTGGGGAGCTGAAAATCAACAATTACGAGAGGCTTCTCATTAGTTCGCTGAACTTTTGGGAAGCTTCTTTTTTCATGGCTTTGGTGGTATGCATATATACCCATTTGGTCGTTTCTTCGTCCTTATGGCCAAGACGTTCCATGATCATGGGGAGTGTGACTCCTGCTTCGGCCAGCAGACTGGTATGTGTGTGCCGGAGTGAGTGAGGAGTGATATCCATACTTAGGTTAGCAAGCTTTAGCAATCGACGCATTCGGTTAAGTATTGTTTTTTCAATGTCCGGATAACCAAAAAACTTGAATTCATGAGTGAATATAAAATCTTGATCGTGCCATTTCTGTCGGTGCTTCATTTTCTGGATCTTCTGCCTTGCCTGATGTACTTTAAGTACCTCCAGGACGGCGTTATCCAGCGAGATTTTCCGGTTGGATGTAATATTCTTGGGCGGCTCCAATATATATTCCGGAATGTTATTGTTGGGGTTATAGAGGGTCTTATAGATCCGGACTGTTCCCGCTTCAAAGTCGATATCTTTCCATTTGAGCGCCAGCATCTCGCCAACACGCATCCCTGTATATGCCAGGAGCATAAAGACAGCATAATCCTTGTCCATCCCCTTTTCTTTGGCCGTTTGGAGGAAAAGGGCTAGCTCTTCTTTCTCAAGGTATTTGACCTCACCTTTCTCTTTTTCAAGTTGCTCCACGGTGGCTCTGTCCTTTGGGGCAGAAACCTTATAGGTCGGATCGCGCTTGATCAGGTACTGGGTAAAGGCCGCGGTAAAAAGCATCCTCCCGGCAGCGTGAATTCCATCTAAGGTATTGAAAGCCAGTCCGGATTTTTTTAAATCGAGCAAAGCATCCTTATATTGTTTATTGGTGATATTTTTCATTTTCAGTTTAGCAAAATAGGGCTTCAAGCGGCCTATCTGGTGTTTGCGAATACGGATCGTCCCGGCTTTGACTTTCCCCTCATTCTCGTAATCCTGCAGCCACTCATCGGCAAATTCTTCAAAGGTAATATTGGTCTCTTTTACATAAGTGCCTTCTTCCAGTTCAGTGATAACCAAGTTACAGGCAATTTCGGCTTCTTTCTTCGCTTTGAAGCCGCCTTTTTTGATTGGAATGTTTTCGCCGGTCAATGGGTTTTTGTAGTTCTCGTGTTCGACCTGATAATACCAGGTTGCACCGCAGGAACATTTTTTCTTATCCTTGCATTTGCATTTTGGCTTAAAAAAATGACCTCTCATGTTTCAATCCACGCCTCCTTTCATAGGGACGACATATGTTCAGGCAAAAGGGTAAAAAATATATGCTCTCCAGTGATGGGGAGTTTTTTATTTTATAAGCTTAAATACACCGAAAGGTTCAAAGTAAACAATGTATTCGTCATTAACAGTCGTTGTTAGCCCAAACAGTTTTTTGTAATATTCAATTGACCAACAGAGAAAAGTTTCCGTGATACCCAAGTATTCAGCAAGCTCATATTTTGTTCCGATTCCACGTTCAAAAGCAGCAATTATATGCTTCAGAGATACTAAACGCTTCACAGCCCAGCGGCGGGCCCGATCCTCTTGACGCTTAATATTGAGCTTGTCCGCATCTTTGGCAAGAAGATTTCCTGCACTGGTGTGATAATGTCCTAGCTCCTCAGCCAATATACATGCTTCTTCGTTTTGAGTTTGAAACTTACTTAAAGCAATAACAGGGGGAATTCCCTTTTCAGCATAATACAAGCCTTTAAGCCTTCCTGGAAGTATCTTGTCAGCAATAAGTCGAACCGATGAGTTTGCTGTTTCCTGCTGTAGACTTTCAAGAATTGTTAAATTACTCATTCCTCATCCTTTTTGAATTGTTTTCTGTAGGTCTCAATAAAAGCTTTAACTGCTCTTTGTTCTTCAACGGTCAAATCATCGTTATACCCGTCTGTCTTATGAGCAGCGAGGGTAATGTTATTTCGCGTTTGATTAACAGGATCGCCAGTCTTAATTTTAACTCGTATTAGCATCTTAATGATATCAAGAATGAATTGATAGAATTCTGCTCCCTTACATAATTCAATAATTGCATCTGGCGTATATTCAAATTCAATATTATTTTCTTTTCTAATATCCTCGGATTCTTGTGCAATAAGCTGTTCTACTTGTGGTATGAACCTTGAACCACTGATATATGTCGTCCCTAATAAATCACTGAGAGCAGAATACAATTCATATTGAAATGTATCGAATGCTGGATTGTATGGTCTATCTAATATTTCGTCTATTGATACGTCAAAGAAGTCTGCAACTTTTTGGACTTTGTCTATAGAAGGAGAATTAGTGTCCCAATTTCTTATTGTTCCTCTGCCTAACCCTATTTCTCGTTCAAGACCAATCAAAGTCGTATTATTCTTACTGCATAAACCCTGAATCCTTTCAACCAATGACATGGCAACAGCCTACTTTCTAAAAAAGTCTAAAATTTAATACCGATTTGTATTGACTAGTGCTAAATTTAGCACTATAATAGGGTCAACAGCTTAAGTAACCGAAATATAGTAACAAAAAACCAAGGGTTTTATAACCCGAAAAAGGAAAATCGTTTGCCCGACGATTAGTATTTGGTGTTACTTATTAAGAATAGTGTAAAATTTACTACTTGTCAATACGTAGGCTGTTATTTTTTTTACTTTTTTTACCAGAAGGGAGGAAATTTACTAAATGTTAATTGTTGAAAACATCAAAAACCTTTGTAAGCAACATAGAACTTCTATCCCAAAATTAGAGGTAGAATTTGGTTTTGGGCACGGTGCGGTCTATGGCTGGGATACAAGCACACCTGGTGTTGATAAGGTCAAGAAAATTGCGGACTATTTCGGAGTATCTATTGAATTCTTGTTAAGTGGAACAGACCAGGCTCCTCCCCCATTCACGATTCAAACAATTCTTAAACTTGCCAAAGATAACAGAGCCAATATCGGTACGGTTATTTCGGTGCTGGATGAAGCTAAGTCAGCTGTTTTGAGTGGAGTGGTAGAGAAAACGGGGTGAGAAAGAATGAGCTTATCACTTATCAAGTCCGAAAACTTCGGCAACGCCCAATGCGACTTTTATCGTAATGATCAAGAGCAACCATGTATGACTGCCGAGCAATTAGGTTTAGCTCTTGGATATTCAATACCAAGAGAAAGCATTAACAAACTTGTTAGCAGAAATGAATATTTGAGACAATATGACTTTTCAGTCGAAGTCAAATTGACTTCGACTGATGGCAAGCAGTATGAAACTCGCGTATTCTCTGAAGATGGAATCTATGAAGTAACCATGTTAGCAAAGACAGAAAAGGCAAAAGAATTCCGTGTATGGGTTCGCAGAGTTTTGAAGTCTCTTCGCAAAGGCGAAGCAATCCTGGTAAGGCCTCAATCCGAAGAAGCAAAGCTTATGATCCAGAAGCAGCGAGCTGAGGCAATGCTCTTAAATGCCAGAACGCGCCAAGCGAAACTTATCTTAGATATGCAGAAGAACAAAAATCTTTCACCGGTGGCAGTAGAACTCTTGGGAATAAACGCCTTGGAAAAGATAATCGATCAGCCAGTTATGTATCGTCCGGAAATCCAGAAAACTTACACAGCTACAGAGATTGCGAACGAAATCGGTATATCCGCAAACGCTTTAGGTAAACTTGCTAACGCAAACGGACTTAAAACAGACGAGTTCGGCATCACAATCCTGGACAAGTCGCCATACAACTCAAAGCAGGTGCCATCATTCCGGTATAACGACAGAGGCAGGACAAGGCTGATTGAGTTAGCCAAGAAACGGAGCTGAGATGCCATGACCGAAACATACACTCTCGAGACTCTTCCAGAGATTCTGACAGCTCAAAACATAGCTGACTACTTAGTAGTTTCCAGACGGCTTGTATATGACTTATTTAAGAAAAATCCATCTGCCGGTGGTATACCGAATTTTGATATTGGATTCACGGAAAAGGCATCAAAACGGGTGATGAAAGATGATTTTATTCAGTGGATTCAGGATCAGAAGAATAAAAAGGCAGGTTAACTTATGAGCCTGTCTGGGTCATAAGAACAGCCAAGAGAGCGAGATGATTCAATGCCTAAACGCAAACAAAACCGCCGCCAACGTCGAGCCCAAGAACAGCAGCGCAGAATAAACAAGCTTATAGCCAACAAAACAGCGCTGTTCTCTCATCGAAAGGACGTTCAGCGGCGGGATCTGGAAAGCAGTTGCAGACTAACGGCTCTGCTTTATATAAATGGAATGCTTACATAGGAGGGAGGTGTAAATAAAGAGATGGCACAGACCAAAGAGGTCAATATCATGGAGTTGGCCAGAGGAGCGATTCTGGAGCAGATTGATCACGCGATGAAGATGGTCATGGAAAATATCCTGGATCCCAATACCGAAGTCAAAACTGCCCGAAAGCTGACAATCAATTTGACGTTTAAGCCTGATGACAGCCGGGAGATTGTCAATTGTTCCGCCCAAGCTAAACCAACGTTGGCACCGATTAAGCCGATTGTAACTAACATCATCGTTGAGGCTGACAGAAATGGTAATCCGATGGCCGCTGAGCTAACCAGGGATAACCCAAACCAGCAAGCCATGTTTGCAGAACCTGAAGATACCAAGATTATCAGAATGGCGAAGTAATTTCATCCAGGAAGGAAAGAGAAAAGATGATTAAAGAAGCGCTCCAATACATTATTAGCCTGAAAAACCCGGAGATCATTGAGCATGACGGTATGCGTTTTGCAGACAAGCAACTTTCGAAGCTACCCGGCATAATACCCGATCATGTCGCCACTAAAAGCCTGGCAAGTATCGTGGATCTCATTTCCGCAGAAATTGAAGGCCCGCGGTTTGAAGGTCGGAGGCTTATCGTTCACGTGAAAAGTCCACTTGAAGTTTCTGTTAAGTCTTCATTCGGCCCCAATCTTGACCGGTATGAATTGTACTCCGCGGTTGCCGAAGTCCCGATTATTGTCCTGGGCAAGTTCATTGATTTTGAATCCATGAATATTCAGCTCAAAAGCTGCTTCTTGCCAACTCCGGCCCGTGAAGAACTGATTGCCTATTTGGGGAACATCAAAGAGGATGCGGTAAAAACAAGCTCTGATGATGGTTTCTCACAAACTACTGCGGTTAAGACCGGCATTGCTTCAGTCTCGATGGTTCCACTTACTCCAATTATCTCGCTGGCTCCTTTTCGGACCTTCGTTGAGGTAGACCAGCCGGAAAGCGAATTCCTTGTCCGTCTTAAGACCGGAGATGGTGTTGCCCTGTTTGAAGCTGATGGCGGAGCCTGGAAAATTAAGGCCAGAAAATACATTAAAAAATATTTTATGGATCAGATGGATGATCTGATTGAGGATGGCCGCGTCATTGTGACTGAATAGTTTATGCCAAGATGTAGTTGGCAATCAATACAAACAAAAAGCTCCGGTCATTGCACTGGCCTGAGCTACGCTTAAAAAAACTATCTTAAAAACCATTATATGAGCAATGGGGGAATTTGTAAATATGGATATGAGGTCTTTTATGCGTTCAATGGAACGCAGCTCTAAAGAAACCTTTGAAAGCATGCGGGAAACCATTTTCGAGGCAGTCTATGATTCCATTCAGGTTGCCCGCGAAGAAATAGAGAAGCAGCTGGATGTGGAGAGTTTTAGTAAGAACATCATGGCCATTCCCGAGAAAATCAGGGTACAGAAAGAAATCTGCAAGCAGACCAAGACAGTCTTTGAGGATGCCAAAAGCGCCATAGTCAGCGCCGAGGCCATGCTTGCAGCAGTGATTTCAGCTGAAACGAATGAGGCCGGGAAAGCCAGATTTTCAAATGACAATACCCGCCGGGCAGAACTTGAAATCCGTAAGAAGCACGACTTTGATTATCAGCAGGCCTGGGGGCCGTACAAGGAAGCCTTGGACGTCATGGATGCAGAGCAGTTTAAGCTTGAGCAACTCTATGATGAGCTGAAGGCATACCAGGTTGTTGGCGGGGTGCTGGCGGCACGGCTTAGCCTGATGAGAGTGGAGGTGTAATTAATTTCATGCCAGTTAAATTAAAACCTGGTGATAAGGTCATTATGGTTAATTGCTTTGAGGCCAGAGCGGAAAAGAACAAAGATAAAGTTTGGACGGTTACTTCGGAACCGTGGCCATTATGTGGTTCGGAAGTTGTGAAACTTGAAGGAATATCCGGAGGCTTTGCTACAAAGTATCTAAAGAAAATTAGTTAACAAAACTGGCGGTGGCGCTTCGGGGGTAGTTGCCCGGCGTCTTGAGGAAGGCTTAGCTAAGCAGGCAAAAGCAGTCGGTTAGAACCCGGCCCGCCAAACCTATCTCTAACAATAACTTACAGGAGGAGAATACTATTATGCCACAAGAAAACATGTTAATGAATATCAACACCCAAGGTCTTACCGAAGCTGAAGTTCAGGAGATCACCCAAATATATGTTCAGAACTTTGAAGAAAGCCGTGACGGCATCGACTTTAGGCCTCAGCGATACAAGATTAACAAGGACGCCCAAGTATTTGTGGATCCTTTTAATACTGCTATCGATGAGCTGGTCGGTGCTGTTTTGTATAAGCAAAAGGTGCGTGGCTGCTGGGAAGAAGGGAACAAGATTCCCCTTTGCTCCTCATTTGATGCAGTAGAAGGCGTAGACGGAGACGGAAATCGTCGGAAATGTGCTTCCTGCCCCCAGAATCAGTGGGGATCCGGTAAAAAGGGGAAGGGAAAAGCTTGCAAAGAGATGCGACGCGTGTTCCTGTTAACTAAGGATAATGCTCTGCCAATTCAGATTTCTTTCCCGCCAACGTCAATATCACCGATTGATAATTTCTTCTCAGCCAGACTGACAAACAGGATTCCTGATCTAGCAAAAGAGGTAAGATTTGCACTTACCAAACAGAGCAGCGACGGATTTGATTTTGCTGTTGTAGTCCTCAAAAACGGCAAAGACTTTGAGCCCAAAGAAATCCTTGACCTCAATAGGCTCCGAAACAAATTTGTTGATGGATGGAAGCATATTGCCATTGACGATGATGAGTATATGCAGGGAGCAGAGGAAGCTGGTGGGGACAATGAACCCTACTAAGATTATCCGGTCGGTTAAAATCTCCAATTTCCAATCCCATAAGAATACCAATATTGACTTCGCGGGACAAGGCTGTCTGACTGTCATTACCGGACCGTCAGACAGCGGCAAGTCCGCTGTAATCCGGGCGCTGCGGTGGTTGTTTTATAACGTGCCCCAGGGTACGGATTACATTACTGTCGGGGAAGATAAATGCGTGGTATCGGTGCTGCTGGAAGGCGAAACGGTGGTAGAGCGGATCAGGACCCGCGGAGGAGTAAATCGCTATACAGTTAACGGAGAAGTCTTTGAGGGATTCGGAACCAATGTTCCCTTAGAAGTGCAGCAGGCAACCGGTGTTAGGAAGCTCTCGATCGGAGACATGACTTTCATGCTGAATCTTTCAGAGCAGTTGGATGGACCTTTTCTTGGGAAATCTGTTCCGGGATCCGCCCGTGCAAAAGTGTTGGGCAAGCTAGCCGGTACGGAAGAAATTGATTATGCCGGCAAGGAGCTGGGAACAGATATCTATAGAGCAAAGAGACAACAGGAAGGACTAGAAAAGGATATTGAGTCAATCCATAAAGCCATTGATGAATATTCATGGATTGAGGACAAGGAAGCCAAGCTGAACAGGCTCCAGGGATTTTTAGATGATGTTAAGAGGGGACAGCAGAATCTAGCGGCTGCCAAGGAAATGCTGCAGAAGTATTGTGAACTTTCTTTTCTGGTCGAAGGCCTTAAGAGTACCATAAGGCGGCTTGAGCTGATTGAGTTAGGCTTTAGTGTTGTTGAGAATGCCCAAAGAAGAATAAGTCAAAGGGAGGAGATTGCCTTTTTGCTTACCGGTCTCGAGAAAGCCAGAGAGCAGATTTGTGAGTCTGAGTTGATTATTGAACAGTTAAGCGGAATTGAATCTGCTGTTAATTTAGTTAGCTCAGCCAAGGAAAAGCTTAACCTTGGAACATTGCTCTGTAATCACCGGGGCCAATATTTACAAGCCTATTTGCAAAAAGAAAGTAATCAGGTAAAGCTTAGAAATTTACTTGAACAACTTGAAGCAATTACTCCTTTATTAGACAAGGCTGTGGCAGATAGTGAAAAAGCAGAATTGCTTGACCTGCTTTACCAGGAACATTTCCAAACCAATTTGGCGGTTACTCATTATGGAAGGATCATTAGGGGTCTGTCAAGGACTGAGGAAGCCCTGGATGGTATTGCTCAGGCTAACAGCAAAGTTATGAAACTTCAAGAATTTAAGAAACTTAAAGAAACATATTTAGGTTCGCTAGCGCTTCAAGCAATGTGGGACGATAAACAGGCGGCCGCTGATTATGATGTTACGGAGCTGGAAGGCCATTATGTAAAACTTATGACTGAGCTGGGCAAATGCCCGACATGCGGCGGGGAGATCAATGTAAATAAATTGATGGAGGTTATTTGAGATGAATAACGTTGAGATAAGAATTAGTAGCTTGAAAAGCAAGCTAGATGCCAAGAAAGATGAGCGGACTAGAGCGCAGGCTAACCTGGAAATGGCTGAGAAGCAGCTCCAGGACGTGACCGGGAAAATAAAGGATATTGGTTATGAGCCTGCAGATCTGCCGACGGTGATTGAGCAGCTTGAGAAGAGCGTCACTGACAATCTGGCCGAGGCCGAGAAGATCTTGGCCGAGATGGACGGCATGACCACGGATCAGCTCATGAAAGAAGTTGGCATCCAATGATTACAGTACATGAAATCGAAAATAGAACAGCAAGGCTCCGGACGGTAGTGGAGCAGGGAAAGGGGAAAAGAGATCTTCTTTTTAACCAATCCAGACTAAAACAAGCTGAACTGAACAGTGTTAATGGCAACATTTTTACATGGGAACAGGTTCAGCTTTTATTGTCCCGTTCAAGCGAGTACGCAAGAGAGCAGCTGAAGTCAAAGATCGAGGAAACGGTAACAGCAGCCCTCAGATGTGTGTTTGGAGATAACGGTATCAGCTTCTGTATTGAACTGGGAACGTCAGGCGGTAATCCGACGGCTAATTGGCAGGTAATCTCTTCGTATAAAGATTACGAGGTCGCAGCCAATCCGGAGGATGCCAGAGGCGGAGGGGTTACGGATGTCGTGTCCTTAGCCTTAAGGCTATCCCTTCTGGAACTGGCCCGGCCTAAGCATGACGGCCCGGTTATCCTGGATGAGCCAGGGAAGATGATCTCCCGGGAATATCTACCGAATGTAGCAGCTTTTCTTTCCAAATACGGGGAGAAGACCGGGAGGCAGATCATCATGATTACCCATCATGGGATTCTGGCAGACGCAGCTGATGTGACCTGGTATGTGCAGCATGAGAAGGGCGTTAGCAAGGCCGAGAAGATTCTTGGGGGTGAATTCTAATGATGCCGGTCAAGTTTATTGTCACCGGAGATCTTCACTTCCGGAGTGAAAGCCCCAGAAACCGTAAGGATGAATATCGGGAAACCTTGCTGATTAAGCTCTATGAAGTTTTCCAGATTGCAAACGACAACGATGCACAGGCAATTATTATACCTGGTGACATATTTGATTCCGCAAATGTAGGGCTGCCGACAATAGCGAAGTTGGGATCATTCCTGAGATACTGTACAGATCATTTTGGAATTAAGCTGTTTGCCGTTTCAGGAAATCATGATCTTCCAGCAGGCAACAAAGCAGCTTTGGAACGCACTCCATTTGGATTGCTTAAAAGCTTTGAGATCATTCAGGATGTTGAGGAATATCCATACGAAGGTGCCAGTGTAATGATCACGGGTTACGGATTTGACTTTAAAACAGATACTCCGGAGGGGGCAGAACAATTTATATCATGCGATATTGTCGCTCCGGATCCGGTCTATCCAACGATTCATTTAGTACATTCAATGCTTCTTACAACTCCTCCGGCTTTCAATATGCGGCATACTCTCATAGATCAGGTTGAAACGGATGCAGATATTATAATTTCCGGTCACTACCATGAAGGCTTTGGAATTATCCGGAGAAGAGACGGAAAGCTCTTTATCAACCCAGGTTCCCTATGCCGGTTGTCGGCCAGCGAAGCAGAAATGAATCGTACCGTTCAGGTAGCACTGTTGACGATTCAGAGCAAGACGGATTTTGATGCTGAACTAATTACGCTGCAAACTGCTAAACCAGCTGAGGAAGTGCTGGATCGGGAAGCTGTCGTAGAAGAGAAAGAACACAAAAACTGGATGGAGAGCTTTTTTGAAAGTCTCCAAGAAGAAGGGGAAGCAAAGTTTCTGGAAGTCCGGGAGATAGTTGATAAGATCGTATCCATGGAAAAGATTACTCCTAAGGTCAAGGATGAGGCATTAAGACGGATCGGCGAGGCCAGGGAGAAGATCGGGAGGGTTACGGAATGATTTTTAAAAGAATTCGCACCCTTATGGGTAATGGGGTTAAAAGAGTTAATCATTGCCAAGTAACTTTTAGCGGGATTGAACTGCTGTTAATAATATGCATCTTGATAATTCCTATGCTTTTCCTGCCGCTCTTGGGGTTTATATCCGTTCAAAGCGAGATCAAGGTTCTAAACACCGAGATAGAGGTTTTAAAAGACAAGCAGGCAGCCATGGAGTACAGCCAAAGAAAGCTGACCGACGCTATGATGAATTGGTTGGAGGCGTGGCAGATCGATACTTTTGAGGCATCGACCTACGCTCCGCTGGATAACAAAAGCGGAATGTGCGCAGATGAGAACCCATTCAGCACTGCGACCGGTACGATGCCTCACAGAGGAGTAATAGCCGTTAACTTTCATGTCATTCCGCCGGGGTCTGTTTTATGGATCCCCGGCTATGGGTGGGGCAGAGCAGAGGATACCGGCGGACTTATTAACCAAAGAAATGATCTCATTGATCTTTGCATGGATACTTATGAGGAAGCAATTCAGTGGGGCAGGCGAACCAAGAAAGTTTTAATTCTTAGAAGTGATTTATATTCCCCACATGCGAAAACACCTGATTACGAATTGTTGTCAGAAGGAACGGGGTTGTGATATGGCCGAAACAGCAACCATAACCGGAACTGTAACCGGTGTCAGATATCACAATCCGCAGAACGGGTGGTCTGTGCTGACTGTTCAGCCAAAGCAATGGTCGGGTACACCAGCTCAGGATGCATTTGACTTTGATAACTGTTCGGTGGTCGGAAATCTGGCCGCAGTCCGGGCCGGTGACGAATACGAGTTCTCCGGAGTCTGGAAAACGCATCCCCAGTACGGACGTCAGTTTCAGTTTGAAAAGGCTGAGGTGATCCTTCCAAAAGAGAAATATGGAGCCATTGCATATCTGGCAACGCTCGCAAGCGGAGTCGGCCCTGCAAAAGCGACAAAGATTGTTGATGTGCTGGGTGATGAGGCTCTTCAAAAGATTATCGATAACCCGGAAACTTTACAGCAGTTTGACTTTCTGAATGATGCCCAGAGAACAGAGATTGCCGAAGGGCTTCTAAAGAACACCAATCTGGCCGAGCTATCAGCGATTATCTGCCGGGAAGGTGTTGGTATCGGAACGGCCAAGAAGATTTTTGATAAGTACGGATATGAAAGCGCAAAGGTTGTAATGGAGAATCCTTATATCCTGGCTGATGAGGTTTATGGGATCGGCTTTAAGGTTGCCGACAGAATCGGCCGGGCAGTAAGTATTGCTCCGGACTCTCCATACAGGGTTCAGGCAGCTTATCAATACGCTCTCAAGGAAGCCGGTAGCGATGGACATGTGTTCTTAAAGCCCAGAGATACGTTGACAGAAATCGAGAAGCTTTTGGGTAAGCAATCTATGGTTTGCGTGGATCACATCCGAGATGCGTACATTGAGCTGGAAAAGCGTGGAACCGTTCACCGGGAAGGGGATGCCATTTACCTTACATCGATGTACGAGAATGAAGTAGAGTTGGCCAAGGACATTATGAGGCTGGCCGGAACTCAAGGGAAGTATCATTCAGTAGACACGCTGGAAGCTTTAAGCGGGATCATTGAACAGACGCAGGAAGAGTTGGGAGTAGTCTATGCTCCGGAGCAGAAGGAAGCGATTGAGAATAGCCTTTATAAATCTCTCACTGTAGTAACCGGCGGGCCCGGTACCGGAAAAACGACTGTCATTAAGGGGATTATTGAAGCATATAAGAAGATCTCAAAAAATGATGAAATTATGCTTGCAGCCCCCACCGGCAGAGCCGCAAAACGAATGACAGAAGCTACAGGGATTGAGGCAAAGACTATTCACCGGCTTCTTTGTTATAACCCGTTTACGAACGGATTTGAGTACAATGCAGATCATAAATTGCCAACAGGTTTACTTATAGTGGATGAGTTCTCTATGTGTGATCTTTTGCTTTCTAAATGTCTCTTTGAATCAGTCCCAGAGGATATGGTGATGGTCATTGTCGGAGACGTGGATCAGCTCCCATCTGTGGGCCCGGGGAAGGTTCTGGAAGATATTATTGATTCGAGAAAGGTCATAACAACCAGGCTAAAGTTTAATTATCGCCAGGCCTCCGGGAGCCGAATTGCTTTGGAAGCTTCCCGGATTGTTGAGCAGGACGATTGTCGTCTTTATCAGGATGAGTCTGATTGGAAGACCATAACCACTGAAGAACCGGAAAATGCTTTAGAGGGGATTAAGGCTGAGATCCGTCAGGCCAAGAAGGACGGTCTGGGGATAATGGACTTTCAGGTTTTGGCACCTATGAAAAAGGGGCTTATCGGGGTGGATAACTTAAATGAGGTTATCCGGGAAATCGTTAATCCTCCGATGGCTATAAAGCCTGAATACAGAGCCGGTAAGGATAAGCTTTTTAGGCTTGATGATAAGGTGATGGTGATCAAAAACAATTACAAGCTTGGAGTGTTTAACGGAGATATCGGAATCATTACCGCCATAAATAGTGGGATCGTTGTCGATTTTGACGGGGAACAGGTTGCTTTTAAGGATGAAGACGTCAATATTCTAACTTTGGCTTATGCTACCACAGTTCATAAATCACAGGGTTCCGAGTTCCCTCTGATCATTATGGTAATTATGAGATCCCATTACATCATGCTACAAAAGAACTTATTCTACACCGGAATAACCAGGGCGAAGGAAAAGCTGATTCTTGTTTGCCAGGAAAGCGCTGTTAAAAGGTGCCTTAGTAATAAGGACAAGAAAGAGCGATACACGAAGCTCAGGGAAAGACTGGTTAATTCGTGATAATACTTCAACTTGGATATGGGAGCTGAGATCCTCTCCTCAGCTCCACCCCCTCAGAAGGCGGTGATGGCTTGAATCATAGTCTCGATGAAATAATCAAAATGATAGACAATCTAGATTTTTTTAAGAAATACGGCTTTAATCTTTCCAAAATCCCGAGAGGAGGAAATGCCGAAGGGGAATGTCCCTTTTGTCATAAGAAAAAATTTAGCTTAAATATTGAAAAAGGTTTATGGCGATGTTTTGCCTGTAATCGCAACGGCAATCAAATTACTTTTTACGCCCAATTAAATGGGGTAAGTAACCAAGAATCTATCAAAGAGATCAAAAGGTATTTAAACATTGAGGATTCATATCAGAGTAAGCCGGATCAGAGACCGGATCAGAGACCGGAAAAGAGCAAGGGTGAAGATACTCCGCCCTGGGAAGATCAGAAGGCTTCTGATAGTGCTGATGAGTCTTCTGAGGAAGAAGAAATGTTACATCCTTATGAGAGGCTTTTGGAACTGGCTCATCTGACTCCGGAAGACCGAGAGAGTCTTAAAAAGAAGCGTGGGTTTACGGACAAGATTATCGATGAGTTTAAGTTTCGCAGCGGTGGGGATTACATTCGGGAAGTTATATCGAGGCTCCAGGGGGAGTACTCAAAGGATAGACTTCTTGAAGTAGGAATCCTCCGGGATGTTAACGGAACATTTCTTCCAGAGAAGCAGCTGCTCGAAGAACGGGTTCTAATCCCTTATCTTGATGAATTCGGCAAGGTGTATCATCTAAGACCTCATAAACTTGGGTTTGCTGATATCCCGGCTGAACCATTTTGCAGATACCTTCTTAAAGATCATCCCAGAAAGATTGTTCTAACAGAAGGTGAATTCAAGGCTGTAGCGTTACACGCTTGGGAGATACCCGGCATCGGGGGCCCGGGAACCAGTTCCTTTGGTGAAAAGAACTTTGATCGGCTGGTTTACTTACTTCAGGAGTTTGACGTCAAAGAGATCTGCATTATATACGACTCGGAGGAGAAAGGAAATCCTCAATACTCAAACTTTAAGGAACAGGTCCATAAGCGTTATGACACGCAGTATTGGTCCTACATCATGGCTTATAAGCTGGATAAGGCTGGGTTTCGGACATCAGTTGGTTGGCTGCCATCGGAGTGGCGGGTAGACGGGAAGATTGATTTTGACGGAGCGTTGGCTCAGGGACGAACAGCCGCTGAGATCAAGAAAGTCATTGCCAAAGCAAAAAGCTATAAGGATTTTCTGGCATCTCTGGATGAGGATGGCCAGAAGGTCGTAAAAAAGAAGATTGCCAAACACTTTTCGAAAAAGAACGTTCGCCGGGAGTTTAATAAGTACATTACCACTTTCCCGGGTCCTAATGGTCAGGAAATTGACAAAGAGATCAGCAATTTTGTTATTAACATTAAGTCAAATTTCTTTACCAAAGGAAGCGTGATTCGGAACGTTCAGCTGATTAACACTTTTGGGGAAGTGTCAGAGATCTTTCCGATGGAGTCTTCGGCCATGGCCGCGGCGGATGCTTTCAAGAAGTTTGTAATGAGCAAAGGGAACTATGTTTTTAAGGGAAACGGGACGGATCTTACAAACATCTGGGAGTATGAGTTTTTAAACAATGATGGAGATCTGATCTACATGCCGGAGCAAATCGGCTGGATTGATCAGCACAAGATTTGGCTTTTTGGAAATATGGCCATAAAGGATTCGAAGGTATACCGGCCGGATAACGACGGGATTATCTGGGTAGAAGGCAAAGGGTATAAGCCTCAGAGCTTCAGTGTTGGGACATCCGACGGCCGCGGGGTAACAGAAGATTCAATTCCCTGTTTGGGAGAAAAGGAGATCAGCATCCAGGATATCGCAGACCGGATGCGGCACTCTGTAGGCGGATATGAAGCTTTCATGGGGATTGGCTGGGTAATTGCAACGATCTTCAGTAAGGATATTTTTGCAAAGTACAAATGTATGCCCATACTTTTCCCTCACGGCAAAAGGGAGTCTGGAAAATCAACTTTTATGCGCTGGATTATGATGTTTTTCGGTGTGGAGACCGAGGGGATCAGCGTAGGCAAGACTACTACCGCAAACTTTATCGCCCGGGCCCTTTCATACTGGAGCTGCATGGGGATCTGGCTGGATGAGTACCGAAACGAGCAGGGAGTTATTGAAAAAGATGGACTATTCAGATCCGCTTACAACAGACAGCTATCCGGGAAGGGTACGGCTACTGCTTTCCAGACAAAAGGTTTCTCGGTTCACTCAGCAATAGCTATCTCCGGAGAGGAGCTACCAAAGGATAACGGATTATTTACTAGGTGCATTCCGCTTCAGATCAGTGCCTATAAAAGGAATCGTGACTTCTATGAATGGTTGAATAAGTCCTGTGAGTACTTCAGCTGGTTAACTTTCAATCTGATAAAGAATTATGAGCTTTACAGAAAACGGATCCTTACAAACATTGAAGAGCTTAAGGCAGTATTACTCGCCCGGGGGATTACTGACAGGACGGCAGAGAACTGGGCGATTTGTGCAGCATGTTTTGATACGGTAGTGGCAGAGGATACTGGATTTATCAAATGGGTGGAGAAGTCTTGCCAGGAGATTAAACGAACCGGCGAAGAGGATCATATGCTTAATCAGTTCTGGGCTGATATCAATACGATGATATCTACCAATGATCTTGGCCTTAAGCAGATGAAAGTTGAGGATAATAAGCTTTTTGTCTGGCTGCAGGGAGTTTACAGTGAATGGAGCGTGTTTTACCGGAAACGCACCGGGAGGGAGCCATTTGATCTCCAATCAATAACTAAATATTTGAAAGAAGAGCCTTACTGTCTAGATCCGTCTAACAGATGTTATATAGGAAAAGTAAGAAGAAGAGCAGTTGTAATTGACTTAGCAAAAGGCAACGAAATTACTCAGGAAATCGCTGACTCATTGGATGAGATGGGACACAACCACTCTTCAGAAGAAGCATATTAAAATTATTTCGATTTTCGAAAATGGGACAGCAAAAGGCAAAATGGGACAGCAATGGGACAGCATTTTTTAAAACCTGTCCCATAGATAAAGCCAGTGATACCAACGGTTTGCAGTTTCTATGGGACAGTGGGACAGGCAAAACGCAACATCACGGAAATTTAGAAAATTTTTGTGAGCACCCATTTTATATATCTTAAAAATTACAAATATCAAAAATCGCAAAAGTGCTGTCCCACTGTCCCATAAAAACCTGAAAGTCTTGATGCGACTGGCTTTAAGTATGGGACAGGGTATGGGACAGCTATGGGACAGGAAAATTCTGGCTGTCCCATTAATGGAGAAAGGAGATGGCAACATTGAGTAAATACTCCAACATGATCAATTCAGACTCAGGACAAGCTTCTAAAGTCGATTCTGTACAGTTTTCAGCTCCGGAAAGTACTGATTTTGAAGATGATCAGAAGAAATACGGCTCGATAGATCCCCGATCGGATAAAGCTGTGGACCATAAGTACTGGGAATATCTTCTTTGGAACTGCTGGCATCTCCAGAAAGGTTTGTATTATTTACTCCATGGCGTGAGATGCGGAGGCGGAGAACTGACATTGACCAAGGATAGCCTGCGACTGCTCCCAGGGGAATGGACGGATCCGGAGTGGGAAGAGATTAAGGCAAAGAAGCTTAACTCTTTCCGGGATGGGTTAATCGGTATACTTAGGCTCACCAGGATGGGAAAGGTCTCTGAAGATGATCTACCAGCCGGGGTGTTTGGGAATGGAGTGCCGGTGCCTGAAGCTCCGCCAGTGGATCAGGGGAGGTTGTTTGGGTGAAGGCTGAGAAGAACACAAGTCAATATTGTCATAGCTGCGGTCAAGAACTTACTTCCTGGGATATCCGTTGCAGCAAAGCACTTGTCTATAAAAAACCTATCTGCGAAAAGTGTATTGCAAAGGAGTACGATAAAACGCTTGATGAGCTGCGGGACACATTTGAAGAGTATTTTGGAATGAGGCCGTGCATGGGGTTATGAATAAGCTTACAGAGCAGCTTTTGGCCGAAGGTTATACAAAAGATAATCACCCAGATTACGTTGAGTGGTCGAATTACAAAGATTTTGAATTTACCCATAAATATCTTCTCGAGACAGTTTGGGAAACTCCCTGCGGCCTATTAAAAAAGGGAATAAATTCATACAACCATATGAGTCACATGGGAGTAACTTATTGTCCGGAAAATAATAATCCTCGGTTTGGATGCCCGTATTTCGATGAGAAGTCTTGTGAATATCGGATAGATACTAACGAATTTTGGGGATGTAACTGCATTTATCATCTATCGGACAAGTCTTATAACTATGAGCAAAGCGTTGAAAAGCTGTGGGATGAATGGGACAGGATTAAACACGAAGCATGGTTAGAAGTAATAAAGGATTGCGGTTATTGCACTAACTTTAATTGGGATAGAAAAAGTCGAAAATATATTCCCCGATACAAGATTGGTGCATGTATAGGTATTAAATGTCAAAACGAAATTTGCGCTGTCACCAGAAAACCAAGAAACCTTGAAAAGGTCAACATCTTTTATGATCTCCTGCGAGAAAAGCATTATAAAAAAGGACTGATCGAGGATACGGAGCGCTCAATCGAAAAAGGAATAAAGGTATTTGAATCGCCAGTTGCCCGGACAGATGCAGAGATATGGCTTAAATTGAACAAGAAAAGATTTGAACCGAGAAAAACAAGGAAAGACCGGACTGATGAATATTTTAGCGAAAACCACGGGAAGACGGGATTTGGAGAATACCAATTCTTTGAGTTTAAGGCTACAGCATTAAATATCCGTATTGAGCGCAGAGAGTCCCGTGATCTACTTCAGGATTTACGGGATGCAAAGGAAGGTTTTGAAGTAACTCACGCCAGTGATCAGGCAAAGGCAGCAAAGAAGAACAAGAGCGAACGGCGGAAAAAGCATCAGGAAGATAAGATCAAGCGCCGGGAAAAGAAGAATATTGCAAAATGGAAATCATGGTTATCGGATGATGCCGCCGCACAATCATATGCTGAAGAAAATGAAGTCGATATCAATTTTCTTAGAGGATTAGCAGAACAAAAACTTAAGGAACGTGGGATTGTTATTGAAAAGCAGCTTGAACAAGCAAGTTTATTTTAAAAAGGAGTGAATAAAAAGTGAAAAACAAATTAAGTGACCTCAATGATCACCTATTTGCTCAGTTAGAACGCTTAAGCGACGAAGATATATCCGGAGATAAATTGGCCGAAGAAATTCATCGGGCTAAAGCGGTGACCGGTCTGGCCTCTCAGATAATAGCAAACGGGAACCTGGTCTTAAACGGTATTCGGACAAAAGCAGAATTCTTTGGTAAAGATGCTGCTCTCCCGGAGATATTCCCTGACGCAAGCAATGATAATAAGGCAAAGAAGGCCATTCCTAGCAATCTCAAAGACGGATACCAGCGGGAGTAATCCATGAGAAAGTATTCTGACGAGGTAAAGGCTTTTATCATAGAAAACGTGAAGGGAATGCAAATCAAAGCCTTAGCAGAGCTGGTTAATGCTGAATTTGGAACAGCTTTTACGCATGGCAAAATGCGTTCATATTTGAAAAATCATGGACTTGTCACAGGGATCGGCTGCGGAATTCCAGCCGGTACACCAACAAGATTGTATCCTGCTGAAGTCAGGGAGGTTATCAAAAGTAATTATGTTGGCGTCGGACACCAGGGCATGGCAGACCTGTTGAATGAGAAATTCGGAACCAACTATACCAAGGGTCAGATGAAAGCAATTTATGCCAGATTTAAGTTGAACAGCGGACTTTTAGGACGGTTTCCGAAAGGAAATGTACCGGTAAACAAAGGCAAGAAAGGCCGATCTTATCCGGGGATGGAGGCTACACAATTCAAGCCTGGCAATATACCTCGCAACTGGTGGCCGGTTGGTACAGAAAGGCTTAGAGCTGACGGTTATGTCTGGAAGAAGGTCGCTGAGCCAAATAAATGGCGAGAGAAGCATGTTCTGATATGGGAAGCCGCACATGGTCCAAAGCCCCCTAAGCACGTGATAATATTCGCAGATGGCAACCGGCAGAACTTCGACCTGGACAACCTGATCCTGATATCCCAGGCGCAGCTGGTGCGCATGAATCAAAAGCATTTAATTAGGAATGACGCAGAGCTGACAAAAATGGGAATTGTTATTGCGGATATACACATTAAAATCGGCCAAAGAAAGAGGTGTCTGAAATGAGTTATTACCTTGGCATAGATGCATCGTTAACTTCACCGGGGTTCTGTATAGCCAAAAAACACCCGCCATATCTTAAGTCCAATAATTACAAAAGCAAAAATACAGGTTTTGAACGGATCATTGAGATTCATGACGAAGTTAATTCCCTTTTGAAAGAATGGTATCCGCCTAAAAAAATCGTCATGGAGGAGCTGCCTGCCGGATCCAAAAGCCCTTATACGATTGAGAGGGCTGAATTGGTCGGAGTTATTAAATATTTAATTTACCGGGAAGGGTTCTGGTCAAACTTTATTCTTGTCAATCCTTCAACCTTAAAGAAATTCGCCACCGGAAAAGGAAACTGCGATAAACCCGCCATGATCCTCCAAGCTTACAAAGAATTTGGAATTGAGTTTACCTGCAATGATGAATGCGACGCTTTCTGGCTGGCCCAGGTCGGAAGGGCCATGGACGACCATTGGAAAGACTTAAGCAAGACAAAGATCCGGGAAAGTGTTATTGAGAAGCTTAAGGCCGGTTAAGGCGGGTGAACTGCTATGTACGATACAACCGAATGTTTTATGGCTTTGTGCGTAGCAATCTTAAAGTCTGTTCCTCCGGAGAGAGCTTTTGATCTACTTCATAATCCGCTAAATGCAAAACGCTATAACGATTGCATTACCCAGGAAGATTTGGAAGATATGGTCAAGCTCAGAGCAGAAGGTGTTCAGTACTCAGAGATTGGAGAAATGTACGGCATATCAAAAGATGCTGCATTCCGGAGGATTAAAAGGTTTAAAGGAAAGACGGGGTGAGACCAAATGGATAGAGAAGAACTAAGCCAAAACATACAAAAGATTCTTGAAACCGAACTAATGCCTTTATTCACCCAGAAGAATCAAAGCTATGGCGATGATAAAGACGGGTTCTGGAACTTCCGAAAAGCTGCAGATGTTATCTACGGATCCGATGAAGCAACTTATCAGTTTGATATTCTGATGTCATATGTGATGAAACACATCTTGGCTTTGGCCAATAAAGGTATTTTTGAGCCTGAATTTAGGTCTCGCTGCAAAGATGTGATTATCTATATGCTGATTGCTATGAGCATGGAGGACGATCAGAATGACGGAAGTAGGTAACACGGTTTATAGTGCAGTCAATGATATGATTGACGAATTAAAAAAGGCTAATGAAACATACCCGTTGTTTTCATCAGGCCACGAAGGATACGGCGTTATGGCTGAAGAGTTTCAGGAGCTTTTTGAAGAAATCCGTAAGAAGCAGCCGGATAAACAGCGGTTATTTGAAGAAGCCGTCCAGCTGGGAGCAATGTGTATCAAGTTCATCATGTCCATGGAGAATTGGGAATTGCCGAGAGGGGGTTGAGCAAGGATGGATAGAGAGCAAAGAATCTCGGTAATAAAAACAAGAGATTTATTGGAGATAACAAAGCAAGTTGCTGTATATCTTACCGAAGAAGAATTTGCTTCGATTATGAAGGTATTACTTCATGCCGTTGATAGACTGATGGAGGATTAGGAGGAACGGTGAAAAATGTTCAAGAAAGGTTTGAAATGGATTGGAGGATCTCTGATTTTTAATATCCTTGAAACTTGGTACTTTGGATGGAACATGACTGCACAGAGTACGGCAGAAAGATACTGTGACACTATTTCATCTTTAGGGGTTGCGATCGGATTGTTTCTTGTCTTTGGTTATGCGGTAGGCAAGACGGCGGTAATAAAGATATATGAAAAGGGTGGAGGTAACGGGGATGAATAAACAAGACCTTGATGTAATCCGGCAGAGGTGCGATAAGGCAACGCCGGGGCCGTGGGAATGCTGGCATAAAGATATGGATTTCGGCGGAGCTGTTAAATTTACAATCGGTGACGCAATGGTAATTCGAAAGTCGAATCAGCGAAACATCGGGCCAATTTTTAAGAAAGAGGATGCCGAATTTATCGCCAATGCCCGAGCCGACATTTCTGCTCTCCTTGCCGAAATAGACCGACTCAAGGCCAAGCTGGATGCAATAGAAAAGCTGTGCCTAAAAGCCCCAGGTTGTGGTATCAGTGCAGGTAAATTTGCTGTAGAAATTGCAAAGATCATTGATGACGGATTGGAGGGCCGGGGATGAGTGAATTAAAGCCTTGCCCGTTTTGCCCAGATGGAGAAGCAAGAGTTAGAGATTATAAAGATGTGGAATTTTTGATACACAACGCTGATTGCTTCATGGTTCAATGTGATAATTGCGGCTGTGGAACGAGCTATGAATCGACTAGGGAAAAAGCCGTTGCCGCTTGGAACCGTCGAACCAACCACTGGATACCAGTATCTGAGAGATTACCTGAACCAGGGGAAAGAGTTTTAGTTTATTGTCAGGGCATGGTCGGAGAAGCTTATATGACAACAAGCGGAAAGTTTAATCGCCACGGTGCAGATATTAGTGAGTTTTTAAGAGGAGTTACATGCTGGCGAACAATGCCAGCTCCACCGGAAGGAGTGAAGAGAGATGACAAGGTTTGATTATATGGGATTTGGGCGTGATTGCGGATCTGATGATATGTTCGTAGTTCATGCTGGCAAATATACTCCGGAACAAGCAGTAAGTATTTGTAAATCCGAGTATGAGCACCTATTTAAAGAAACCGGTGAGTATAGACTTCCATGGCAACGAAGGTTAAGGGAACCAATAATAGACGATGTTCTAACGGCAGGCTGCGCTTTCCGGTTTGGCGTATCGCCTGAATGGCCGGACGGATGTTATACATTGGTTGGAATAAACAAAAGAGGGGCATTTCCGGTGCATGTAATTGATTTTGATAGATTAAAACTACCAAAAAACGTGGAAGGAGAGCGAAGCAGGGATGAGTGAGTATAAACGATTGATAGATGCTGATCTTGCTGAACTTGCCGATCTTGCAGAAGAGATAGAAGCAATAGCCGACGTAAGCGATTTGGAAAACAAAGGCCCGATGTATGCCGGACAGCATATGCGATCTGGGATTGTGCGAGTGAGTAAGAAAGATGCAGAAAACTTGAGGAGAAAAGCAGATATAATTCGGAGATTCAATGAAGAGTTTGCCGAACTTGCCAAGGCCAAAGAATACGGAAATAGAGAGTATTGCAGGGCGATGGGATGTACTATGTTAGGTTATATTGAAAAAAAAATTATGTTAGATATAGCCAAAGATAACTGCCGTCATTGCAAAGCCTATCAATTCCACGATTGGCTAAATAAAAACGGATATAAGATTATCAAGGCGGAAGCAGCCCTGCAGATCGGAGGTGCTTGATGTGTGCCAATTCATGGACTCCGACTGCTACTGCATAGTAAAAGCAGACACCTGCCAGCACTTAAGCAAAGAGAATTGCGGCACATATACCAACCATCTAAAGACAATAGGCTACCGTGCTTGCCTGGTATGCGGAAGGTTTAGTTATTCAGCTGCAAAAGAACAAGATATCACCTGTGCCCATTGCGGGGAGGTGATACCGAGGAGAACAAAATGAGCGAGCAGAAACCTTTTAGTAGCGCGGATATAACAAGGATGATAGAATCCCCAGCCGGTGAGGTATTGAAGTGGTTTTACTCAGGATTGAGGAAGGAGAGCAGCCATGACAAAAAAAGATCTTCAAGAGTATTATTGGACTCAAAAAAGCATTGCGAAGCTAGAACAGAGAATAGATGAGCTTCATGCCTTAGCGACTAGGCAAACATCAAGGATTAAGAACGATGCCGATTCAATTCATGGTGGAGGCTTTTTTGACAGACAAGGAGAAGCCCTGGCACAGTTGGCAGATCTTAGGTCAGAGCTGCTAGAGCAGCTGCAGAGATCATATGAGCAGCAAGTGAGAATTGAGCAAGCTATTAAGGATCTTCCGGAGAGGGAAAAATACCTTATTCGAGCAAGATACGTCGAACGTAAAAGCTGGGAAGCAATTTGTGTGGATATGAATTATTCTTGGCCAAGAATTCACGAGATACACTCAGGTGCTTTAAAAATACTTGCATGAAAAAACAGACTAAAACATATACTGATATGTGATATTATGGCATTGTGAAGAATTAACAAAGGCTGCCCAACTGGACAGCCTTTTTCATATGCCATATTGTTATATTGTTAAGTGTTTTTAATCCCAAGATGAGCTTTTAGTCCTTCTTGGAGAATTGCCGAGAAATTAACGTTATGGGCTTCGGCCTCCTCATTCAACCAGGAAGGAATAGATAATGTTTTTTTGACAGCCTTAAAATTTTTGCGGCGACGATAAGCAGTCATATCAACATCAATCATTGTAATAATTTGGCCTGATTCAAGAGATATGCTACTTAAATCGGATGGCTGTGGAATATCCTGACATTCGTCCATAAGATAGTCAAGCCAACTGCCTAAAGCATCCCTGGCACTATAAATTGATTCGGCTAGATCTTTGCCTTGGCTGTTTGTTCCGGGTAAATCGGGAAAGCGTATAGCGTATCCAGAGCCTACAGGGGTGAAGATTGCGGGAAAAACGTAAATCATTTTGCACCTCCAACTTATTTATTTAGTATCCCAAGATGTGGGGCTTGTTTCAGCCCCGCATCTTTTAGGATTTGTTGTGCTGTAACTTCGTTTATTTCGTTGTGTCTTGGGACTTGAACGGCTCGTTTGCTTGGAGCTTTGTAAACCGAATGATCTCCTTCTCTTATTTTTTTGAAACCGTTTTGTTCAAGTTTCTTTATCAAGTCCCGTCTTTTCATTTATGTATCACCCACCTTCTAATGCTATTATATACGTATATATTACGTATTGTCAATAGTAATACGTAATATATACGTAATTATTTTTAAAGATCAAAATAACGTAAAGTATTTACTAGTTTCGAGGTGGTGATTTATGGATTCTCGAGAACAAGCAAGAATATTATTTGAACAAGGTGAAAGGCTTGTCGATATCGCTGATAAGCTTAATATAAACTACAACACCGTTAAGCAGTGGCGTAACCGAGGACAATGGAAAAAGCCTAAAAAGACAAAGAAGAAAGTTACACAAAAGGTTACGCAAAAAAGTAACTGCACAAAAGTTACAAAAGTTAAAGAAATTGTACTTAAAGAAAATATTAGACTTACAGAAAAACAGGCTTTTTTTTGCTTGTATTATATTAAGAGTTTTAATGCTACTCAGTCATATCTTAAAGCTTATCAATGTAGCTATAACACTGCGATGGTTGAGGGAAGTAGACTCCTGTTAAATCCTAAGATTAGAGATGAAATAAACAGGCTTAAGGAAATAAAGCGTCAGACTATAATGATTACGGAAGATGATATTATTGAGCGTTACATGCGGATTGCATTTTTGGACATTACTGATTTTACAGAGTTCGGCCAGGAAGAAGTTCCGATCATTACAAAAGAAGGCCCCGTGTTTCTTCCTGATTCTGATACTGGTGAGTTAAAGCCACTGATGCAAACGATAAATGTTTTAAAGTTTAAAAGCAGCGATATGGTTGATGGTGGGTTAATAAGCGAGATTAAGCAAGGGCGCCAGGGCGTAAGTCTTAAGCTCGAAGATAAACAAAAGGCTCTTAAGTGGTTAGCAGATTTCTTTGGTATGAATCCTGAACATAAACACAGGATAGAGTACGATGCTAAAAAGTTACAGCTTGAACAGGAAAGGTTACAGCATACAAAAGAAATGGATAAATTGAAGGTGTTTTAAATATTGTTATTAAGCATTGGATAGACCGATGGGTCGAAAAGCACAAAGCCTTAGTGCCTTCCAGTGTTTTTTTATTAGGGCAAATTACGAAAGGCGGTAATTATATGCCAAAATTAAAAGATTTGTCAGGCAAGCGATTTGGCAGGTTATTAGTAATTAAGGAGCAAGGTCGAAACAACCGAGGAAAAGCAGTATGGCTTTGTAAATGTGACTGCGGGAACGAAAAAGCAGTGTATAGTTACTTATTAGTATCAGGGCAAACTCAAAGCTGTGGGTGTTTACAGAAAGAACTTATCAAAAAAAGATCAATAACTCATGGCCAAAGAACAACCAAACTATACAAAATATGGGCAAACATGAAAAGTCGTTGTAATAATCCTAATGCTAGCCACTATGAATATTACGGCGGAAAAGGCATAAAGATTTGTGAAGAATGGCATGACTTTAAGGCCTTTCAAATATGGGCTGCAAATAATGGATACAGTGATGGGCTAACGATTGATCGGATAGACAATGATAAAGACTACTGCCCAGATAATTGCAGATGGATAACTAAAAGACAACAGGCAAGTAATAAGTCAAATAATCAAAAAGTTTCTTATCTAGGAAAAACAATGACAATTGCTGAATGGAGCAATGAAACAAAATTATCATATTATGCACTGATACAAAGGTTTCATCTAGGATGGGATTCAGAAAAAATGTTCAACACTCCAGTTGCAGGCTAGGAGCGATATTCATGAGTAAGTACGCAGTGTTACAGAACTTCTACGCTTCGGATCCCTGGATAAAGTTTAGATTTAATCTAATAGTTGAACGTGGGAGTAAATGCGAGAGATGCAAGGAGATCATTGCTAATACATCGGAAATCATCGGCCATCATAAAATTGAGCTCACTCCTGAGAATGTCCATGATTATTCCATAAGTCTCAACCCAAAGCTGGTTGAGCTTCTTTGTTTTGATTGTCACCAGAAAGAACATAATCGGTTTGGGTACCAAGCAGCCAAGGAAGTCTTTATTGTTTATGGATCGCCATTCTCCGGAAAGAAAACTTTTGTACGTAGTCAAATTCGCCGCGGTGATTTAGTTGTTGATATGGATCAACTGTATGCTGCAGTTACAATGCTTCCATTCTTCGACAAGCCGGATAATCTATTAAGTAACGTAAGGGGAATCTATAATCTGCTATTAGATAACATCAAGACACGTTATGGTAAGTGGAACAATGCCTGGATCATTGGAGGTTACGCTGATCGATACAAGAGAGAAAGACTTACTGAAGATCTGGGAGCAGAGCTTGTGTTCTGCGATGTAAGCAAAGAAGAGTGTCTGAGACGGTTAGCCTTGGATGAAGATCGTCAGTACCGGCAGGATGAGTGGCGGGGATACATTGAAAAGTGGTTTGATGAGTACGTGGCGTAGGATACCCCCCGGGTCAAAATCGATGGCCTCTGATTGGTAACCGCATAGACAACCCTGGATTAACGCATGGTCAAAATTTTGAAAATCCTTGGAGGATTTTAGAAAAATGGCAAAGCAAATGGTCTTTGAACAAGAACTGAAGAAATTGCATGAAATCTTTCAAGATGTTGATGAGTCCAAGAAGAAACTCGTGGAAGGTCTTATCGAAGATGCGGCGTTTATAAAAGCAGCGAATTATGCTTTGAGAGAACTCATCTCCGGGACTGGAATGGTGAAGGTTCATCCAGACTTTCCAGAGATGCAAAGATCTACTGAGGCAGCTAAACAGTACTTAAAAAACGTGAATAGCTACTCAGTAGTAATTAAGACTTTAAATGGAGTCCTTTCCAAAAATGAACTGGATCCTGATGACGGATTGGATGATTTTGAATAAAGGCTGGTGCAGTTATGATTGAACCTGCAATAAAACATGAAAATGCTTTGCAGGCTCTTTTTTTAGAGCATGCATTCAATGAAAAATATAAATATTATTGGCCTTGCTCCCGGAGAGACAAGTATAATGCACCAATAAGTACATGGGATAAAATGGAGTGGGCAGTCTTAGAAAATGGCAAGATTATTGGCCTTCTGGGCTACTCTATTGATAGAGATTCATTGATTTCAGATAGCTTTTACGCTATAAACTTTGCCGGAAAAAGTCTTACTTTCTCTAAGGCAATCATTCGTGTTATTGATGATCTCTTTACAGTTTTTAAATTTAGGAAACTGCGCTTTAGCGTAGAAGTTGGTAATCCGATTGAATCTTCTTATGATCGTCTTGTAGAAAAATATGGGGGAAGGATCTGCGGGTTATGGCGTCAAGATAGTAAGCTTTTCGATGGAACAATAACAGATAAAAAATGGTATGAAATTCTTCGCGATGATTACCTTTTAAGGAAGAGCCAACATGGTTAATCAAACCAACTCCTTCCTACTCGAATATATCCAGAAATGCAAATCCGGGGAAATCATCATTGGACACGAACTAATGATGATGCTTGATATCCTTTTCTCCCACTTCGAAAACCCCGATATAAGATTTGAAACAGAGGATGCCCATAAACGTATCAAGTTTATTGAATCCAAATGTAAACACTATGAAGCTCCATTTGCCGGAAAACCCTTTATACTCATGCTCTTCCAGAAAGCCTTTATCGAGGCTTTTTATAGTTTTAAGATTTTCGATGAAGAAGTCGACCGGTGGGTAAGGCTTTACCAGGAATACTTACTGGTAATCGGCAGAAAGAATGGAAAAACACCATTTGTTTCAGCTCAGGACTTAGCTGAGTTTTTTTGTGGGCCTCAAGGAATTAAGATACTTTGTTCAAGTAACGATTATGAGCAAGCAGATCTGATGTTCCAGGCTATTGATGCCATGAGGGAAGAAAGCCTGGAGCTTGAACGAGTAACCCGTAAAAACATAAAGGGAATCTTCTTTGGCAATCCAAAAAGCCGAAAGCGCAGCGGTAAGTTCTCTATCAAAAACAAAGGATCTATTCGAAAGATATCTGCTAAGACGGGAGCTAAAGAAGGACGTAACATCGCTGTTGGTTCGGTGGATGAGATCCATGAAATGAAAAATAACTCATCAGTCATGCCTATTAGACAAGCATTATCAACCCAGGATGAACCTATTTATGGAGAGATCACCACTGAAGGAGTCGTAAATGATGGGTATCTTGATGATAGATTAAAAGAAGCAAGACAAGTATTAGCTGGCGAACTAGATAGGCCTCGTTGGTTAATTTGGTTATATACCCAAGATAGTGAAAGGGAAATCTGGCAGGATGAAAAATCATGGGTAAAGAGTAATCCTGGCTTAGGTACAATCAAAAAGTGGAGTTACCTTCGTCAAATGGTAGCCGAAGCGCAAACTAGTAAAGCAACCAGAGTCTTTGTATTATCTAAAGACTTTAATATTAAGCAGAACAATGCTTCTGCGTGGTTAACTTCTGAGGATATCTATAATCCTGAAACCTTTGATATTGAAGAATTCAGGAACGGCTTCGCAATTGGCTCCGTAGACTTATCGAAGTCAGGCGACTTAGCAAGTGCCAGGGCATTACTCATGAAGCCTGGCAGCCAAAAGAAATATTTCCTTCGAAAATACTTTATCCCGCAGTCTAAGTTAGAAAACCTCTCTGGGGATGACAGGAAAATATTTGAGCAATGGATCCGTGAAGATCGGATCACCGTATCTGAAGGAAATGAAAACGACTTCAGCTTGGTAACTGCCTGGTTCGTAAGATTATTTAAGGACTATGGAATAAGATTCTTCAAAGTAGGTTATGACAAATGGTCTGCAATTTACTGGGTTAAAGAAATGGAAGGCTATGGTTTTGACTGTGTTCGTGTGGCCCAGGAGTATGGCAGCATGTCCGAGCCTATGAAATTAGTTGAGGCTGACCTTAAGAGCAATCTAATTAACTACAATAACGATCCAATCGATAAATGGTGCTTAGAGAATACGGCCTTTAACATTAACTCCAAAGAGGAAATTATGCCGGTTAAGGTCCAGGGTAAAGAAGATAAGAAGATTGACGGAGCAGTAACTATGATAATTGCTTATAGGGTGTACATCGATAATCGAACAGAGTTTCTTGAACTGGTTAAGAGAATGGCTTAAAAGAGTGGGGTGATAAACGTTGGCATTGAAAAATATCTTTAGTAATTTTACTAAAAAAGTAAGCCAGATGTGGTATGCTCGGATGCTTAATGGGTATACGCCTATATTTTCTCAGTTTGGACAAAGCATTTACGCTTCAGATATTGTGCAAATGTGTATTGATAGGATAGCAACGGAAATAAGTAAACTCCAGCCTCGTCACATCCGAACAGATGGAAATAGAATGCAGAAGATAGCAAAAAGCAGTATTAACCGGCTTTTTAAATTTAAGCCAAATCCTATCATGACCACACATGACTTCCTGGAAAAAGTAATTTGGCTTCTCTTTACGGATTATAACTGCTTTATTTATCCGACCTATGTCACAGTTGAAGGCATTACAAGCTACAACGGACTCTATCCACTCAAGCCGTCACGAGTCGAGTTTCTACAGGATATCACCGAAAGGCTTTTTGTGAGGTTACACTTTCAAACCGGTGATAACTATACCATCCCATACTCAGACATTATCCACTTGCGTAAAAAGTTTAGTGTTAACGATATTATGGGAGGCGGAGCAAACGGCCAGCCTGATAACGCAGCCCTTTTAAAGGTTCTGGAAGTCAATGATATTGTCATGCAGGGGATAGGGAAAGCAATAAAGACTAGTCTAAGCATTAAAGTTATACAAAAAATCAATACCATGCTGGACGATGAAAAATTACAAGCCGAGAGGCAAAGACTCGAGACCGCAATTTCAAATGGTGATTCAGCAATAGTGCCGACAGACATGAAAGGTGAGTTCACACCCCTTACGGTTGATCCCAAAATCATTGATAAAGAAATACTAGATTTTCTACAAAACAAAGTATTGAATTGGTATGGCGTGTCAGTTCCGATTTTAACAGGCAAATTCACAGATGAAGAATATCAAGCCTTTTACGAACAAACCTTAGAGCCTATCATCATCAGTTTAGGACAAGCTTTTTCAAGTTGCTTATTTACAGATCGAGAGCTTGACCATGGAAACGAAATAATTTTCTATCACCGAGACATGATGTACCTCAGCACGAAGTCGAAACTTAACCTCATTAAAATCGCTGGTGAACAAGGTCTTATGCGAGATAATCAGAAACTTGCGTTACTTGGTTACCCACCAATTGAAGGCGGGGAAAGGATTACTCAGAGCCTTAACTTCATCGACCGCAGTATTATCAACACGTATCAACTTAATGGATTAAAGCTTAAGCAAAAGGAGGATAAAAAAGATGATTAACAATAAGAATCTGCCTAAGAAAGACCAAAGCGAATACAGAAGTTTCTCTATGGCTGAATTCAGGGCCTTACAGGAAGAAGATAAGCCAATAATTGAAGGACACTCGGCCGTATACAACAAAAAAACAAATATCGGAGATTGGTTCTATGAAGTTATCGAGCGTGGAGCATTTGAGGGCTGCGACTTTGATGACGTTTTGTTCTGTATCAATCATGAAACAAGGAAGATTCCTGTAGCTCGCTCCAGAAGAAACAATAAGAATTCAACGATGCAAATCAGCACTGACAATGAGGGCCTATTTGTAAGAGCTTATCCGGACATTGAAAACAACAGTGAGTCAAAGAGTCTATATCATTCTATTCAGCGTAGTGATATTGACGGCATGTCTTTTATATTCCAAGTTGCTGAAGAACGCTGGGAAGACCTCGATAAAGATATGCCTACCAGGTACATTATTAAATTTAAGAAAGTATACGAGGTATCAGCTGTCACAATGCCAGCTTACCGAGATACAGATATATCTGCCCGTGATCAGCAAGCATTGGAGAATGCGCGCATGGCATTGGAGAATGCCAGATCAGAGTTGGTGAACTCGAAAAACGAGGTAGAGTTTTTAAAACTTAAATCACAAATTCTCATGAAAGGTTAAGGTGACTCATATGAAAAAGAAATTACTCGCGCTGCTTCAGAAGAAAGAAGCAAGAAAAGCAGAGCTTGGAACTAAGGCTGCTGCAACCGAAGATGTAAAGGAACTCCGTGCCATTAACGTCGAACTGGAAACTATTAATGGCGAAATTGGTGAACTTCGTGGCATGATCGATGCGATTCCAGATGAGGAGCCTGAAGGAAGATCCAAGGGCAAGAATAATCAAGCTCCGGACGATGAAGATGACGATCAGGATGAATTTCGTTCTGAAAAACTCAATGGTAAAACCGAGCAACGTGGAGCTGCTCCCAAAGGTGGACTGAACCCGCTGGGAACATATTCAATCGGCGCTGATCAGGGAGAAGCGAGGGCTAAACAACTCAAAGAGGCATCCGAAAAAAGAGGAAAAGAATTAAAAGAAGGTCGTGCCGTTACAGTTGGATCGAGCAATGTCATTCTTCCGCAGCACCAGGGGACAGAAATCCGTCCAACCTTTAATGAAGTATCGACCCTTTTGGATCGAGTTACCATTAAGCCGTTAATCGGCGGCGAAAGCTTCAAACAAGCCTATGTTACCGGTTATGGAGAAGGCGGAGCTACTGCTGAAGGCGGGGATTATACGGAAGCAGAAGCAACATTTGGCTATGCAGACATCAATAAAGCCAAAATCACGGCTTATGCAGAAGATACCGAAGAACTTCAAAAGCTTCCCGCTGCCGATTATGACGGAGAGGTAATGAAGGGTATCAGAATTGCCGAAAGAAAGCATTTGACCCGTCAGATTCTAATCGGAACTGGTGCCACAAATCGTCTCGCAGGAATCTTTTCTACTGCTGCCACTGCGATTGATGACTCCACCGACCTGGAAATTACTGAAATTGATGAAACCACTCTGGATGAAATCATCTACAGCTTCGGCGGCGATGAAGATGTTGAGGATCTGGCAACATTGGTACTCAATAAGAAGGACCTCAAGGCCTTTGCAATGCTCCGGGATGCAGACGGTAACAAGATCCATAAGGTAACCAGCAAAGGGAATACCGGGGATATCGATGGCGTTCCGTTTATCATCAACAGTGCCTGCAAGGCTATCTCCGATGCCACAACCACAACCGGCCAGTACGGCATGGCTTATGGACCTTTATCCAACTATATGCTGACCATTTTCTCTGATCTGGAAGTTTCCCGTTCCACCGATTACAAATTTAAGCAAGGCATGATTGCCCATAAGGGCGTTGTATTTACCGGCGGTAACGTTGTCTCTAAGAACGGTTTCCTCAGAGTTAAAAAGGGTTAAGAACACCATCAAATAAATTGATTTAAGACGGGTATTTTTACCCGTCTTAAATCTTAGATAAGGAGGATTCGTCCATGTATATTCCTTATGACCCCAAAAAAGGTCAAAAAATTAAAACAAATGCTAAGAATGTTACTGTTGACCGTGCCTTTCTTGCTCATTTTCAGGTACCGGCCGCAGCGGCCGTAGCTGCCTCAAGTACAGCTGTTCGTGCTGCAGTAAACCTTAGCGCTGAAGCTCAAGAAATCACCAGTGGAATCACAAATCCTGCAGTTCCCCGCGGCTTGCGTATTAAAGGTAATGTGTCCGGCGTGACTGGGAACGTGGTTATTACTGGGACAAACTATGCCGGAGAAGAAATTTCTGAAACGATTGCTCTGAACGGGGCAAATGCCGTCGACGGCGCCAAAGCGTTTAAAACAGTCGCGCAGATTGATCTTCCTGCTCAAAGCCATACGCCGACCGCTCAGGTTGAAACAGCTACGGTAGTCGGAACTGTCACTACTACAGGAAACGCCACAGTAATTGTTACTTGCGCTGGCATGACTGGTACTCCAAAGACAATTAGTGTAGCTGTAGGCGAAGGGGATACCGCAGCTGCCGTTGCAGGGAAAATTCGTGATGCACTTTCTGCTGACGCCGCGGTTTCAGCATTATTTGCAGTCAGTGGTACCGGAGCAGCAGTTGTTCTGACCAAGCTGGTACCGGCTGCAAATATCGCAAATCTAAACATCTCTATTGATAACGGGACCTGCGCTGGACTAACTACTGCAGCATCTTCTGCAGATACAACTGCTGGTGTGGGATATGACACCGTATCCGTAGGCTTCAGCGATATACTTGGCCTGCCGTTCTTGCTACCTCACAACACTGTTTTACAGACTTTTGTAGATAATGCCCTGGAATCTACAGTAGCCACTGTGGCAACCAGTGCTACTGCGATTGAAAGCAATACCATTGATCCAAATACTGCCCTTAGCGGTAAAGTTGTTGATGCATACCTCATCGTCTAGTCAGGCGGTGATTTAAATGGCAATACTTACACCGCAAGAGGTTGAGGATATTCTTAAACTTGAAAGCCTTGAGGATTACCCGGAACTAAACATATGGCTGCCAGGCGTTGATGACGTAATAAAGACAGCAACCGGAAAAGACTGGGGAGCGGATGCTGTAAAAGATCCAACGGCAAAGATGTTGGCATGCGTCCTTGTTATAAGGTGGTTTGAAAACCCCGGAATGATAGGGAAGATTGATCTTGCTGACAAAAACATCGTTGCCCTTGTGGGACAATTACATGCCAAAGCTCTCATAGAGGGTGGTTGATATGAATCCTGGTGATTTAAATAAGTGCTTGGAAATATGGGGTAAAGTAGAATTTACAAACGAACTAAATGAAAAGGATTTCAGAGACGCCCTAATTAAAACTGCCTGGGGAGGATTTGATAAAGTTAATCAACAGACAGGCAACCAAATCATTGGTGTTGCAGATACCATTTTCAGCAAAACCACTCATAAAATAAAGCTGCGATATCACACTAGCAAAACCTTGACAGAGGCAAACTGGTTTATGTATGAAGGACATCGATTTGATATTAAGTATATTCTGGATCCGTTCTTTAAACATGAAAGCCTCGAATTCTTTTGTGAGGAAGTGCGAGGAGATGGCTAGTATAGGCTTTGACATTCGTGAACTGAAGAACTACGAAAAAAACCTTTTGGATTTAGCCACGGACTTTCAAAAAGGAAAATATGCAAAGAATTTCCTAAAAAAAGAAGGCAATAAGCTAAGAAGAAAAACACTAGCCATTGCCAAAAGAAAAGTTAAAAAGCTTTCAGGAAACTATTTCAAATCAATCAAACGTGGAAAAGTTTATCTGTACAAAAATACTGGGGCATGGAGCATTCGTGTATATTCAAATGCCCCACACGCTCACTTAATCGAAGACGGCCACAGGCAAGTCGCGGCCGATGGAAGAGAAGTTGGATTTGTGCCTGGTAAACATGTGTTTTCAGACAGTGAAAAACAGTTTGCAGGGGAATATTTTAGCGATGTTCAAGACTTCATAGATGATGTATTAAGAAAAGGACTGTAGGTGGTTATATGACACTGCTAGAGCTTAATAAGGCTATCAACGACAAGATTAAACAGGCCTTAGTAGATACTGAATTCAGCCAAGTTGACATCATAGCCGAAGATGTATCTGAGCCTATTATAAGACCAAGTCTTAAAACTAGCATTGAAATATCAACTACAGGAATTCTTAACCCAAGAAGCAAAGATCGCACTGTTACAGCAAGGGTTTATTTTTTTGCCTCAGATCGTTATAAATATAAAATTGAAAATGCCAAAATGCAGGAAATCCTTGAAAATGCCATTCTTAACGGAATAGAAGTAGAAAATGGATTCTATCCAGTCGATGACGTGACAAGTGAAACTGTCGATACAGTTTTGGTCGTAAGCTTTGAATTATATGCCGTCGAGTTGCTCCCAGAGCCAACAGTCAACGGCATAGGAGAGCCCCTGGAAAATATGGGAACCTTGGAAATAAACCTTGTAAAGGAGTGATCAAATGTCTATCACTTTGCCAAATATAGAGATAACTTTTAAACAACTAGCAAGCAGCTTCATCGCCAGAAGTGCTCGCGGTATAGCGGTTTTGATAATCAAAGATGATACCGACGATTCTTTTTCCACAAAAGAATATAAGGGGCTGGATGAGCTGCTGCTTGATCAGGCACTTTATACAGTGGCAAATTATCAGCAAATTGCTGATGTGCTCAATTTTGCCGTTAATAAAGTTTTGATTGTCAGAATCGATACTGATGGTACGATGGCAGCTGCTCTCGCAATTGTTGCCAGCACTGTAAAAACCGGATGGATTACAACAGTTGGGGTAACTGCTGATTACACAGCTATTATCAACTGGATTAAGGCAAAAGAGGCAGCAGGCGAAACCTATAAGGCTGTTGTCTATAACGCAACAACTCCAGATTGCAAACACATCGTCAACTTTGTAAATACTTCTGTTACCTTTTCAGATGACAGAGGGGAAGAAACCGGCAGCGAATACCTCCCGTCGTTACTCGGCATTTTAGCTTCGGCAAACGTTGAAAGAGGAACAACATATTTTGTCTGTGATAATTTGAGCAGTGTGGTAGAGGTAGCCAACAATACCACAGCTTTAAATGCTGGACAATTTATCTTAATCAACGACCTCGATGTCATTAAGGATAAGGTTAAACCGCGGGTTAAAGTCGGGTTAGGTATCAACAGCTTGACTACATTCGACGATGACAATTCGGAAGATATGCGATTCATCGATATTGTCGAAACCATGGATCTGATTACCGATGATATCAGGAACAGCTATAAAAACGACTACATTGGCAAATACAAAAACAGCTACGAAAACCAAATTTTGTTTATCAGCGCAGTAAACACATACTTCGAGCGGTTAGCTGGCGCAGACATTCTGGATCCGGCTTATAAAAACATTGCCGATGTCAACGTTGCAGCTCAAAGAGCCGCCTGGGCCGTTATTAAACCAGAGGCCGCAACCTGGGATGATGTTACCGTTAAAAATGCAGCTTATAAGCGGACCGTATTCTTGGCCGGCGATATTAAGATCCTCGGTTCTATGGAAAACCTCGAATTCACTATTTCAATGTTTTAAAGGAGGGATAAAGAATGTCTGTAAATGCTAATAGAGTTCTGACCGGTTCCTCCGGAAACGTCTGGGTAAACGGCAAGCTGCTTGCCCAGGTAAAAGGAATTGAGCTTAAAGTAACCGGGAACTTTGAAGAGGTCAATGTCTGCGGGGACAATGCCACTTATAACAAATTTACCGGATGGACGGGCGAAGGAACCATGACTTTGCAAAAAGTTGACAGCACAGCAGTGGATCTTGTGGCTGAAGCGTATCTTTCGGGGGTCATGCCGGACATTAAGATTGTGACATCATTAACGGATAAGGCTACAAAACAGTCTGAAAGAGTTGCTGTCAGTGATGTCGTTCTTACCGAATTCATGCTGGCAAAATTTGAAGCAAAAGCCTTGATCGAAGAAGAACTGCCGCTGAAATTCAGTAATTATCAGGTATTGGAAAAAATAGCTTAAGGCACTCAAAACGAGTGCCTTTTCCTATAGGAGGATATTAGAACATGGAACAAAGAAAAGCGACTTTAAACGATCTGCTAAAAAAGAAAATCCAAAAAGATGAGGATAAGCTCAAAACCAAAGATATTTTTGTCGCATCCATGGATGCCTATTTAACTTTTAAAACTCCCTCCGAGCAGCTGGCATTAGATGTTATTGATGATATCCAAGATGCAAAAGACACCAGCAAGATGGTTAAAGGGTTTGAAAAGCTAATTTATCACTGCTGTGATCTGCTGCAGAACCCAGATCTGCATAAAGAATTAGGCGTAGTCGATCCGCTGGATACTGTCGATGTCCTTTTTGATCTTGGAGAAAAACTTGCCATCGGCGAACAGCTTATGGATTTGGTCAATGTGGACGGAAAGGTTAAAGTCATAAAAAACTCGTAAAGCACGATGCAGACATGAATATGTTCGCTTTCTATGCGGTTCGGGGGTACAAGCTTAACGAACTGGCAAACTTAACATTTCAAGAACGTACCTTTCTGCATTGTGCGAGAGAAGAATATTACGAAGAAGAAAAACAGAAATATAAAAGCTTGTTCGGGTAGGGGGGAGAGCGGTGGCCAGCAAAGCAATCAACACAATCCTTAACCTTAAAGATAACATGAGCGGGAAGATTTTTAAGACAGCAAATAAAGTAAACAGCTTAAATAAGGAAATGCAAAGAGCCAGCTACCAAGCGGCAAACATGGCCAATAAGGTTACGGCAAGCTTCAATAAAATCACTGCAAAAGCCGCAAACCTCGCCAAAACAGGAGCTGGGATTGCGGCAGTGGGAGCTGCAGCTGGCGGAGTTGCTTTAGTTAAACAATCCGATACTTACGCAGGAATTCAAGCAAGGCTTAAGCTTATCAACGATGGCCAGCAAACCGTTGCAGAGTTTAACGAAAAGATTTTTAAATCAGCTGATAGAGCCAGAGCTAATTTTAGTGATATGGCTTTTATTGTTGGTAAATTAGGGGTTACAGCTGGAAGCGCCTTTAAGAATAATGATGAAATACTTAAATTCTCCGAATTACTTTCGAAGAATTTCAAAATATCAGGAGCAAGCGCAGAGGAACAAAGCGCGGCCATGTACCAGTTAACTCAAGCTATGGGGGCCGGAAAGCTTCAAGGGGATGAGTTCCGTTCCATTATGGAAAATGCTCCGCTTTTAGCGCAAGCCATTTCTAAGCAAATGAGTATCCCAATCGGCCAGCTCAAAGAAATGAGTTCTGAGGGCTTAATCACTTCGGACATTATCAAAAAAGCGCTGTTTAATTCGGCTGATGATATCAACAAAAAGTATGCTGAAATGCCGGTAACGTTTAGTGATTCTGTAACAAGAATTAAAAACAACGTAACAAAAAAGCTGCAGCCGACATTCCAAAAGTTGTCTCAATGGCTTAACTCCGACAAAGGCGACCAGGCCATGAACGGCATTATGAATATTCTCGATAAAGGGCTTAACCTTATTCCAAGCGCAATTACCGGGTTAAGTGAGATATTTAGCATCATATCTAAAATCGGGGCATTTGTAGTAAAGCACAGAACAGCTTTTGAAACTTTTGTGATTATCATCGGAAGTTTCATGGTGGCAGCAAAAGTAGCAGTGGCCTTAAAAGGGGCTCTCATAGGCTTGCAGATAGCCTGGGGGCTCTTGAACGGAACTTTGATATTAACTCCTTTCGGCTGGATAGTAATAGGGATTGCGGGACTCATTGCAGCAGGTGTATTGCTCTACAAGAACTGGGATACTGTCAAAGTCAAAGCAGAAGAGCTATGGGTAACTATCGAAAATGCTTTCAAAACAGGTGTCAATGGGGCAATCTATTTGATCAACGGATTGATCAAGCAGATCAACAAAATCCCAGGTGTAAATGTTCCTCTTATTGCCGATGTCAAAATGAGCAAAACGACAGCACAACTGGTAGCAGACGCCAAAAAGAAATATACAGATAATTGGGCGCTTAGTGGTGCCCGGAACGCTTTGGGAACAAGCTACTTTAGAGGAGGTCCTACTTGGATAAACGAGAGGGGGCCTGAGCTTGTATCTCTTCCTGGGGGATCAAAAGTAATGACTGCAGACAAAACCAAACAGGCACTAGGCGGAAGAGCAGCTCATGTTTATGTCACTGTTCAAGGTAATGTGATAGGGAATGAGCGATACGCAGATGAGCTTGGGGATCATATCGTTGGTAAAGTGATTGCTGCTTTAGACAATATGTAGGAGGGGGATTTATGGCGGATATATTTTTTGCGACTAAAGATAGGTCAACCGTGTATCAGCTTCCGGTTTTACCCCCTCAATTTCCGGAATACAGCCGAAGTGCAAAGAACGAAGAATTTGAGACCTATAACAACGGCATATATAACCTGCCCGGTAATGTCAGCCTATACAGTTTTACATTAGAGGGATTTCTGCCCGCAATAAACAAGAATTACCTGTTTGCAAAGAACAAAATGAATCCCCATGAGTTGATTAACTTTTGGGGAAGGGCCATGGAAGAGAAAAAGCCAATCAGAATAATTATCAATAGGGACAAAGTATCAGGATTGCCAACAGAGGCCCTTAACATGCTGGTTACTGTCGAAGATATGTCACATTATGAAGACAAAACTGGAGATGTAGTCTACAAACTTTCTTTCAAAGAGTACAGGGAGCTGGTCTAATGTGGAGTTTATTTGTTAACTATGTTATCAGGCAAGGTAATGTGCCACTGACAGATATTATCGGCAAGTGCAATAATCTGGCTTGGAGCAGTGATGCGGACACTTTGGCCACGACATTGACCTTTGATAGCCTTTATGACCTAGCCGAAGGCAGGACTCATATCGTATTAAAAAAAGACTCCACTGTAGTATTTATGGGCGTCATTGTAAGCAAACAGAATAAGCATATGAGCAGCAGTTATACGGCTATGGATTATGCTTTCTATCTCAATAAGAATCAATTGGTCGCACAATTTAATACTAATGCTAAAGACGCGATACAAAGCCTTTGCAGCAGGTTAGGTATTAAAAATAATATAACTCAACTCAATACTAAAATAAAAAAAATATATAACTCACAGGCCGTTTCCGATATCATCAAGGACATCCTTGAGCAGTGCAAAAATGAAATCGGTGAACGCTATATCATGGAAATGCAAGAAGATGTCCTTTATGTCCAGAAACTAATTGACCTTAGAATTGATTGCAAATTGCTTCTGGGTAAAGATTATACAATAACTCGAAGCATGGAAGACCTAAAAAATAGAATCATTATTGTTTCAAATAAGGAAAACAGCACCAGGATTATTCAAGATGTCAGTGATCAGGATAGTATCAGTACATTTGGTCAGCTGGCTGAGATAGTATCCGTTGAAGATAAAGATGTTTCACAAGCTAAGAACATAGCCAATAACAACCTGCTATTGCTCAATCGGACAAAAAAAGAATTTTCAATCCCCACGGTTGCCATTGAAAATGGAGAAGTAGTTAAGGCAGATCGGATGATATTTATAAGTATTCCCCAATACGGCATGAACGGATGGTACGAAATAAGCACAGCCAATCACAGCCTGCAGAATAATATCCATAAGATTGATTTGACAATAGATTTTAGTTAGGGGTAGAGATATGTACCATGTAAAACTGGCAGATGAAATGAAAAAGCGAAACAATATTGAAAGAATAGGCACTGTGGCAGGCCTAGTAATTGGTGTTAATCCACTCAAAATTAGCATTTTAAACGGGGATGTCATTTTAGGTGAAGACGATCTTTATGTTTGCCAGAGCGCAACCGATTATACCATGGACGTTATCACCACGGAAGAGACCGGTACTGCTTATCATCAAGGATTACAAGTAAATGATAAAGTGGCGATGGTAGCTGCCGAAAATAATCAAAAGTTTTTTGTAATAGATAAAATAGTGGGGTGATTAAATGATATTGCCCAAATTAGTCCCTACACTGCAGGAGCAAGCCGAAACAACAGAGACAGTAATAACCCGGGGTAAATCATTTTTATTTGATTTCACCGCAGGAGATTTTGTTACCAAAGACGGAAAACTGCAGCAGGTTGACGGGATAGAATCACTTAAGATTTGGATAGCAAAGATCATCCGGACGGAAAAATTCAAGTTTAAAATCTATGATACCGGGAAAGTAAGCCAATACGGCGTAACTTTGCTGGATTTGGTCAATAGCGGTTACCCTAAATCATTTATCGAAGAAGAAATGAAGAGGGAAATCACTGAGGCCCTGCTCAGGAATCCAGAAATTCAAAACGTAACCGGCTTTACTTTTTCCCTGGTTAATCGGGGCTTAAGTGTAGCCTTCAACGTTTACTCAATCTATGGCCAAACTGAAAGCGTGGTGATTATATAATGGGTAACACCCGGGATGAAATACAAACCAGAATGTTGGCAAATATTAGCGATGAGTATGACAAGACCGAAGGGTCCTTTTTTTATGATGCCATAAAGCCAGTTGCTATTGAAATGGAATCAGCATATTTAGACGCTGATGAAGCACCGGACGCATTCTTTGTCGCTACTGCTACTGGCACAAACTTGGATTACAGGGTGGCAGAGCAAGGATTAACCAGGAAACCGGCAGCCAAGTCTACAACAACAGTAACCATCACCGGCAGCCAGGGAGCAGCAATAAACTCAGGGGACAAGATTGCCAGCGATACCGTCAATTTTGTAATCAAAGAGACAAAGACAATCGGGGTAACCGGTCAAGAAAGTGTCCTGGTCGAGTGCGAAACTGCCGGAACAATAGGTAACGTCCCTGTCGGAGCTATTAAGTATTTTCCCGTAACTATACCAGGGCTGACAGCCGTAACCAATGCTGCTGCCGTCACAAATGGTTATGAAGAAGAAACTGACGAAGAGCTGAGAGCGAGGTATTTTGCCAAAGTGAGAACACCTGCAACATCTGGAAATAAGTATCATTACCGAAATTGGGCCCTAGAAGTAACCGGCGTGGGTGATGCTAGAATATTCCCTTTATGGAATGGGAACGGAACCGTGAAGGTCTTGATAATCAATTCGAACAAGCAGGCTGCTGATAGTGAACTGATTGAAGATGTTGCGGATTATATTGAAGATCAACGCCCCATTGGTGCCACAGTAACCGTAGCTAGTGCAACAGAGCTGGATGTTGATATAAGTGCGACACTTACACTGGCTACAGGTTACACTCTGGCACAGGCCAAGGCGTCAATTGAGTCAAAGGTAACAGAATACCTTAAGTCAATTGCTTTTGTCTTAGACATTGTAAGCTATGCAATCATCGGCAGCCTTATCCTCCAGGCCGATGGGGTAACAGATTACTCGAATCTGACCGTTAATAGCGGTACCGGAAATATTACGATTGAAGATGATGAAGTTGTTGTCCTGGGGGTGGTAACCGTTGCCTGATTTAACAAAATACCTCCCTAAGTATTATCAGACATCTCAGATTATGCTAAACATAACCGGGGCCGAAAGCACCGAGATAGAGATATTTAAGACAAAGCTGGCCCTGGTTATGAACCAGTTTATTGTCGATACAGCAACCTATGCGCTGGAAGACTGGGAAAAAGAACTGGGAATTCCGGTAGATAATTCAAAGCCTGCGGAGTACCGGCGCAGCGTCATTAAGTCAAAGATGCGCGGATCCGGGACCATTACCATAATGCTTCTCAAGAACGTGGCTGAGAGTTATGTTAACGGAAGTGTGGAAGTGGCTGAAGATAATGCTAATTATAAGTTCACAGTAACTTTTGTTGATGACCGGGGAATACCGCCAAATCTTACAGATCTGCAGGCTGCTATAGAAAGCATTAAACCGGCTCACCTGGGGGTAGAGTATGTATTTACTTATAACACCTATCAATATGTCAGCCAGTTTACCCATGCTCAATTAGCAGCTTTTACCCATGATCAGATCAGAAATGAAGAATTATCTTGAGGGGAGTGATCAGACTTGCCGGAATATACTCCAAATCTAAACTTAATAAAACCCCTGAGTACCGAAAACTACAGCGTAGATGATGCTAATGGAAACATGGATATTATTGATGAGGCTATTCAAGAAAACGCTGATAATCTAGAATCGCAT